GGTGAACGCGAGACCCCTATCGTTGTGTGTGATCAAGCACTAAAAACAATATCTATGCAAAACAATCACATCCAATTTCTTGTGGATCAATACGGCCTGGCCAACGTGGCCTGGTTCATCCGGCTCATGAAACGCGGAACTCCGCCCGAGCAATTGGCCGGCTATTGCGTGCCCAACCCACAAGACAGCAGGCGCGACGGTGTTTTCCGGGCTCTGCAGTACGCCGGCACCGTGCCCGACTCGATGCTGCCTCCTGACATCCAAAAGGCTTTGAAGCCATGACCCAACGAGAATACGCCAAGCACGCCGGTGTTTCGCATGGCTACGTCACCCAACTGGCTGCCAAGGGAATGCCGATGCATAGTCCCGAGGCCGCCGATGCCTGGCGAAAGAAAAACATCCGGGCCAAGTCGACGACTCAACACATACAATCGCCACCAATACCAGAAGCCCCCGCAATCGAACAGGAAGGCCCATACAGGCCTATTGAAGCAGAGACCCCTCTCAACACCGCAACAGCCGCTACCGACTCGCCAGAAGGCGCTTACGAGAGGCAACGGCAAATCGAGCGTGCAGCCTATGACCTGGCGGTCGATGCCCTCCGCGGTGGTCGAGCCGACGCCGGCCGGCTGGTCGCCATCCATGCCGCGGCAGCCAAGAACCTGACATCCGCCCGTGACGAGGTGATCGCCCAAGCCGAGAAGGAACGGCGCCTGGTCTCCGGCGACTGGGTGCGCCGGGTGATGCAGGAGCACGACGGCGCCGTGGCCTCGCTGATCAAGGCGATGCCCAAGCAGCTCTCCGGCCGGATAGCACCGCATGACCCCGAGCACGCCGAGCGTGAATTGACCAGGTGGGTCCAGGAGGTCTGCCTTAAGACGTTACACAATACCGACCCATGGAAATCCTGACATGAGAACCCTGAACCTAGGCGGTGGCGTTCAATCGACGACGTTGTATCTGATGGCTCTCCGTGGTGAGATTGCGCCTATCGACTGCGCCATCTTCGCGGATCTTGGTGAGGAGCCGAAGTCTGTCTACGCGCACATGGATTGGCTAAAAAGTTTAAGCGGTCCGACCATTCATGTCGTTTCTGGAGGATTTCTTGGAAACGATCTGATTAAAGGAATCAATTCCGAAGGCCGCAGATTCGCTTCAATACCAGCATACACCGCTCAGAACGAAGGCGAACCGCTTGGCAAAATCCGTCGCCAATGCACTGGAGAATACAAGATTCTACCAATCGAACGGTTTATCCGAAGAACGCTTCTCGGGCTTGAGAAGGGCCAACGCATCAAGACCAAACTGACCCAACTTTTCGGAATCAGCCTCGATGAAGCAGGTCGAGCGACTCGAATCAAAGCTAACTCCCCACACTGGTCAGAACCGGAGTTTCCACTCTGCGACAAGATGATGACGCGAGCCGATTGCGTGAAATGGTTGGAAGCCTTTGGGATACCGCATAAAGTGCCGCGCTCTGCCTGTGTCTTCTGCCCGTACAAGTCTAACCATGAATGGTTATTGCTGAGAGAATCAGATCCTGATGGATGGAATCGGGCTGTGGAAATCGACGATGCGCTTCGCGTTGAAGGTACAATCTGCAATCGGAAATTGAATGAGAAGCTCTACCTCCACAAGTCATGCCGACCACTCAAAGATGTTTACCTGACCGATGGCGAACGCGGCCAGTCGGCATTCAACTTCGAGTGTGAAGGAGGCTGCGGCCTTTGAAATCCATGGAAATCCTGACCGACCTCCAGCGCAACCTGCTCGATTATCGCCGCAACCTCTACAAACCGACCCCGCAGCAGACCGTGGTCGAATGGTCCGAGGCCAACCTCCGGCTTACACAACGGCAGACCGAGCACCCGGGGCCGTTTTCCACGTCGGTCAGACCATACACCCGGGAGCCGATGGAAGACTGGAAGAACCCTAGCGTATCCGAGGTGACACTGTGCTGGGGATCTCAGACATCGAAGACAACCACCCTCATGGCCGGCCTGGCCTGGCTAATTGCCAACGAGCCCAGCCCGGCCTTGTGGTTGATGCCTTCCGAGAATCTTGCCCGATCCTTCTCAAAGTCCCGCTGGCTCCCCATGCTGGAGGACAGCCCGACCATGTTGGAATGCTTCCCGGCCGAGGCCGACAAGATCACCAACTTGGAGCAGAACTTCACCCGGTCGACCCTGACTTTTGTCGGATCCAACAGCCCGGCCAACCTAGCCAGCCGCCCCGTCCGGGTGCTGATCGCAGACGAGGTCGACAAGTTCGCCGAGGCCACCAGCAAAGAAGCCGACGCCCTCGACCTGGCCGAGCAGCGCCTTAAGAGCTTCTCAAGCTCCAAGGCCTTCATGACCTCGACACCCACCGTGGTCGAAGGCCGGATCTGGCAGCGCTTCCTCCGCGGGGACCAGCGGCGATACTACCTGCCCTGCCCCCACTGCCGGGAGCTGATCAAACTGGAATGGCGCCAAGTGACATGGGACGACGCCAAGACTGAGGACGGTAAACACGACCTCGCCAAAGTCCGGGCCTCCGCTCATTACGTCTGCCAGCTCTGCCTCGGCCACATCACCGACGCCCACAAGGTGGCAGCCCTCCGCCATGGCCAGTGGCGCCCAGAGAATCCAAACGCCATGCCCGGCGTGCGATCCTACCACCTCAGCAGCCTCTACAGCCCAGATCGAAAGTGCACCTGGGGACACCTGGCCGTGGCCTTCCTCGAAGCTAAATCCTCGATGGCCGGCCTTCAGGGTTTCATCAATGGCAATCTGGCCGAGCCCTGGGAGCAGCAGGACGTGCAGCAGGAGCGCCCCGAGGCATCGGCCGCTGTCTCTATCACCGGAGGCCGCCGCTATCTGACTGCCGACGTCCAGGCCGTGGCGCCGTTCCTGTGGTGGGTCTGCCGCGAATGGAAGGACGGCAACAGCACACTGGTGGCTGCCGGCCATGCCGATGACTTTGCAGCCCTTCGCCGGGTGCAGGTGGCCCTTGAGGTCCATGACATGGATGTGGGCATCGACTCAGGCTTTAACACGCAGACGGTCTACGATGCCTGCGGCAGTTATTCCTCAATCACATCCAACCCCATCAGCTACCCGTGCGGCCTACGTTTCCCACCGGAAGGCGGCCTCCGAAAACCTGCCTTGGTCGGATGGCTACCTCTCAAAGGCCGGGAGACCGGCGCCCGGTTCACGACAGCCACCGGAGCCGTGCACCCGTTCGGCCTGTCGACGTCTTCCTCGATGCGGACCGACGTCGTGCAGCCACTCCTGGTGTTCGACACCGAGCACCTCCGGGATATGCTGTCCAGACTTCGAAAGGGAGACATCGACCGGGAATGGGGTGTTCACCAGGAGCCGCCTAGTGTGCAGGCCGAAGGCGCCTATGTGGCCGATCCGGACCTCTACTGGCGGCACCTAGACTCGCACCTATTGCGACCCCAAGCCAATCGAGCCGGCCGCATCAAGCACGTCTGGGTGAAGCGCAACCAAAAGTGGCCCGACCATCTGCATGACTGCGAGATCATGCAACTGGCCATGGTCATGCTCTGGAATGATCTTACGTCAAGTGATGTCCAGTCTTAGCTAAGCCATTGAACAGGTGAAATAATGTGGGAGCCTCCAGCCCGAGGTGTTCACTTTCACGGTCGCAATCAAGCGTGCCTATCTTCGCAGTGTCTACAGCGCCCTCGGTGGCGCGACACTGCTGGCCGCCCTGACCTCAAAGGTCATTGCCGCGGCCTCGGTGATTGAATCCGGCCAGGTTGTTCGGTCGACATCTTCCTCGGATGTCTCAGTCGAATTCGCAGAGCCCGGCAAAGGCGCCCCCACCCCGTCCGAGATGGTCGAGATGTGGGAAAGCCTGATCGCCGACTACGAGCTGGCGGTCTACCTACTCGGCCAGGACGGCATCGCAGCCCCTACCGACACTCAGGTTTTCAACAAAATGATGGCTGTCGTCCTGGTCGCTGTGACCAGTTACGGCGGTGACTTCTCGAACTTCCGTCGAGAGGGCGCCATCAGAACGGGGATGACCTAATGGGATTCCTCGACAACATCCTGGCTAAGTTTCGGTCGGCCCCTGTCGACCGATACGAGGGTGCGTCCAACTCGATACGGCGTTCCTTCCTGGACACCAGCTACACCTCGGTGCGGTTCGACGTCACTGCCTCGACCCGGCAGCAGATCGTCCGAAAGAGCCGATTCTTCGAGCAGAACAACGCGGTGATGAATCGCCTCGGTGACCTGTTCGAGAACTACACGGTCGGCAGTAACTTCTCGGTGCAGCC